GCGTTGAGGTTTCCGAGGCCCATGCGGTTGTTGTTCTGCGCCATGATGATCTGCGCCTTGAGCTGCTCGAGCGCCATCCTCGCGTCTCGGTCACCTGCTGCGGCCTTCTGCCCGAGTTCCGCCATGCCGCGCATCTGCGCGTCGTTGAGGCCGACGCTGGCGATGTTGAAGCCTGCGAGGTCGCTCGCCTGCTTGATGTCGCCTTCGCGAATGCCTTGCCCGAGCTTCGCTGCAAGTTCGCGGTTCTGCATCTGCTCCTGCAGACGCAAAATGCCGGAGTCCGCCGCCATCTGCTGGCGCTGTTGGCCTGCCTGCGACGCAACCTGTCGCTGTGCTGCAGCGTGCCCAAGCCCGCGCTGAGAGGCCGCAAGGGCGCGGGTCTGCGCGATGTTCTGGTCTGTCGCCTTCTGCAGCTGCGCCTGGGCGATAGAAGGCCCGCCGCGCGAGGAGTTCAGCACGTCCTGCAGGAGCCCCATTTGCATGCCGCGAGCCTGATTCGCCGCACCGTAGTCGGCTTGATGGTTGTTGCGGTTGCCTGCAGCGTCGTAGGCCGCTGACATGCGGTCCTGCCATGCGAGGCTGCGATCGTTTGCGTTCGCCGCATTCGGGTCCGCGCCGGTGTAGTCGATCTGCGGACCGTACTTCTCGTCGAGGTCGTGCTGCCTCTTCATGAGGTACTCGGTGCGCTTCTCGCTCGGTGCGATGTCCTGCCAGAAGTTGGTGATACCTGAACCGCCTTCATCAGCAGTGACCATGTTACCGAAGGCGTCTTTGAACACCTGCCCGGCCTTCATGCTCTGGCCGGATGACGGATCCCAGATGTCCTCTTTTCCTGTGTCCCAGACCCAGTTGCCGTTAGCGTCTCTGTGCTTCCCTGCTCCGGGTGTGAGTGCCATGATGTGCTCCTTAGTTCGAATTCGGCGTCATTCGGGCAGTTGACGGCAGCTTGCTTGTACCCTTCTTGAATCCGAGCTTCAACGTCAGACCGCTGAACTTCGACGCAGAGGCGCTCGATTCCTCAATCTCGAAGGCAATCGCTTTGCACTTCTGCTGGACGATGTGATGCTCGAAAGCTGAAGGCACGCTGCTGTCGGTGACGGTCAGCACATGCTCCGTGTACGCAACGCTCGACTGGTAGTCCACGTACACGCGCAGCTTGAGCGACGTGCAGTTACGGTAGAGCACCTGGACGCGCTTTGCCCGAACGTAGCCCAGCAGCTGGTCGAGCTGGAAGAATGCCGTGCGGAAGCGCACCAGCACGTCGCTCCCGTCGGGGTCCATGTCCGTGCCACCCGCGGTGTCCGAGAACGTCACCAGCTGCAGCGTCTCGTTGTCGACGTGGTACGGCACGTCGTTCGTCGCGATCGCGACGCGAACGCCTGTGTAGTCGTCGCTGATGAAGCGGCTCCATTGCTTCCAGAAGTCGTCGTACACCAGCACGTAGTTCGAGGTGTAGAACATCACCTGCTGCCTCGCGCTGCGATAGCAGGAGCCGATGAACGAACCCGAGTTCTTGCTCGGCAACCAAGAGTCCATCTCCGAGCCCATCTGCCGCCCGTCCTGCCCGATTGCGATCGCCAGCCCGCGGGTGATGAAGCGCATGCCTGCACTGGAGCCAAACCACACCCCGTCAGGTGTCGGGATGATGCTCATCTGGTTGCCGCGAGGGCAGCCCAGGCCCGTCGCCAGTACCGCAGGGCGCGTGTACGTGCTGCCTGCGCCTGCGATGTTCGCACCGTCTCCGAAGTTGTACCCTACGTTGTCGTTGCCGAAGATGAGCAGCTTGTCCTCGAGCGTCGCGAGGCCTGTCAACGGACCGAAGCTGTCGCTGGTGTAGTCAATGAGCTCGGAGCTGTAGCGAGGCGGATCGCCTTCGGCTGCGTCGTCGTTTGGCAGCATGCAGACGAAGATGCCGAACGGGTTCCGCAGCCCGCAGCCGAGCAGGCGCTTCTGGTGAACGGCGAGGAAGTCGCACGAAGGCATCGGCTCGTTCACAGGCAAGTCGCCTGTGGTGTAGAGCAGCTCTTGCGACCTGAGCTGCGTGTTGGTCAGCGTAGCTGCAAGCAATGCCGTAGTGCCCCCGGTCACGTTATTGTCGTACTCCGAGTCGCGGTAGTAGTTGCTACCGTTCGGAAGGGTCCTGTACAGGACCAACTTCACGCCAGCCTTCCAGGTCTGCTTCAAGTACCGCGCAACAATCGACTTCGCGTAGGATGTCGAGCCGCTGAATATGACAGGGTAAGGCTCCGACGGCTCCGACTGGTGACGGTTTCCTTGCGCATCGTACCACTCCAGCACGACAACGAACGAAACACCGAACGCTGATGTGTCCCCTGAATCGTTCGTGAGTACGCCAGGCGACGTTGCAGGGTACCCCAGCGCCGAGAGGATCAGTTCGATGTATCCTCTGGAGTTGAAATTCTCTTCCGCGACGTACTTGCCGTCGTACACGTAAGGGCAACCACCCGGCAGGTACGTCAGCTTCGCCAGCTCCGCGTAGTTGAGCTGGTAGTCGAAGTCGACCACGAAGCGAAGCAGCTGCGCCTCGGAAGTGAGCCCTGGAGGCAACTGGTAGTACGCCCCGTAATACTTCCCCTGGAAGTCGATCAGCGGAGTGTTGTAGTTGCCTGCGGCAGGTGAGTCGCCTCGAGGGAATCGCGCGAGCACCTTCGAAGGGAACCCGTAGGACGTGCTGACCGTCGCAGCGTACTGCTCTGCGAGGCTGATGATGGCTGTATTGTCGTCGCAGAAAGTGACGCCACAGTACAGGTCGTCATTCAGGTCGCAGGCCAACGAGCACCCGCGAGCAAGAATTGCATCGGACGTGCCCGCCAGCGTGCTCAGGTCGAGCTTTCCGCCACGCACGTCCACAAGTGGGTGGTTCGGGTCGAACTGCGTCGCAGCCGTTGAGTAATCAAGTTCGTAAGCGAAATGGAGATATGAGGCCGACTCGGGCACGTAGGCCGTGATGCGGTTCAGGTAGCCTGTCGCGGCGCTGCCGATTAGCCTGTCAGGGTTCGGGGAGCCAGCAGGCGCGGTGCGGGTGTAGTTGCCTGCGGTAGTGGAGCAGATGGCTCCGTACAGCTCCGTGTTTGCTGAGCTGTTCGCGCGGCGGCGGAAAATCATCGACACCTTGTTCTGCTCGGGCATCGGAATGGCGCACACGTAAGGGTCGGTCACGTCACCCGCGGTCGTGCCGCTGTACGCAGGCCCTGTGCCCTTCGCGTTGAAGGTGTACCCGTCAGTCGATGACAGGCACCCCAGTATTGACTGCTTGTCCGAAATCCAACCGAGCGCGATGGTGGTGTCGCGGCAGTTCACGTCGAAGCTCTGCACCAGCTCCGTCAGCGTACCGCCGTTGATGAGTACGGTTTCGGCGCTCAGCGCCGTGTCACCAGGCGACCACGAACGCATGCAGAGGCTGGTATACGAGGAGGCGATGTTGCGCTTCGAGTAGTAGAAGAAGAACTTCTTCTTGTTCGGTGCAACGACGCGCCCGCGCCCGTAGCTGTTCGTCACAGAGCCGAGGTTGTCGGAGATGGCGCCGGTCGCCACCACCGAATCGGTGCTGTCGCGGGTGATTTGGTAGTGCAGCTCACCGTTCTGCGACCAAATTGCACCGACGTATACCTCGCCGCCGCTGTCGACGAGCGCAAAGTCGCCGTCGCTCTGCTCTTTCGAGCTGGCCTTCACCCGCTTGTAACTCACCGAGGCGCGGGTGAATTTGCTGGCGACGGTGAATCCCGGCACCAGCGCAGGGTCAACGCTCACGACGCGCTTCGGAAACCCGGGTGCCTTCGCAACCATGGTGCCGTCTTCGAGCTCGAAGAGCAGCTCGTCGCCGTGCTTCGCCGCGAGTCGCACTGCCTCGGCACCGAGCGCTTCCGTGTCGCTGTCAATGAGCGTGATGGCTCCGCGCTTCTCGATGCTGCCGTCCGCGTCGAACGTGGCGTTTGTGAGGCTCTGCAGCTTCGTAGGCAGCACGTCTTCAGCAGCAGGCTTCGAGTCGATGCCTCCGCTGAACCGCACGGTCTTCAGAGTGTCTTCGGTCGCCATTAGAAGAACCAAAACCTGCAAGCAGTTTGCACATCGGAGTAGATGTTTGCGAAGAGCGGCTTCGTGGGGCTACCGCTGCTGTTCACGTCCTGCATCGAATCTGCGTAGATCATCGCAGGCTGCTTCGGCGTCACGACGAACCAGCCGATGAATGCGCGGCCAAGTTTGTGGTCGACCGTGTTCAGCCCAGGCTGCAGCAGCACCTCGTCGCTTAGCTGTCCGCCGAGCAGCAGGCACTTGAGCGCAGCATTCATCGTCGGCAGCGCGTAGTCCTGCATGCGCCGAGCTTCCTCGTCGCTCGCCTGGATGCGCATCACCGTCTTCTGCGGGGCCATTACAAAATCCCCCACCAGTCGCTCTGCATCGCCACATCGACTGAAGAAGTCGCCTGCCCGATGTCGCGCCCGTTGGCCATTTCGGTGAGCTCACTCTCCATGCGGTCGAGCTCATTCTGCAGCGCCGTGACGCTGCTCTCTTCTTTGTTGAGCGCCTGGATTGCAGCGTAGATGACCGCGTATTCTTCCCAGCCGTTCAGCACATCGACGGTATCACTGCCGCTCACCAGCACGGTGAGGATCGGCGCGTAGAAGACCGTCAGCGTGCCGCTGATGTTCGCGGGCAGGATGCGCAGCGCAGGGGCTGTGCCCGCCGCGTTGCGTCCTAGATGGTACCGCGGGTCAAGGTACGTCGCGCCGACCAAGATGTTCGAGTTGCGGTAGGCGTTGCGCTCCGCGAACGTGTACGGGCGCAAGGTGACGACCGTGCCTGAAGGCCCGTTGTTCCAGTCGATGCCATACAGCTTGAAGAAGTCGCTTGGGAGGCTGTAATCGCTCGTCCCGTCGACCAGCGTGATGCTTCCCTGCTTCTCGAAGTAGTTCGCGTCGTAGGCCGCGATCAGCTTCTCCCACAGCATCTGCAGGCCGCGGTTGATCCAATCGGTGAACTTCGCGTCGGTGATGAAGTCAGACGAAACCATGTCGGCACGCTCACGCGCCCTGCCCAGCAGCGTCGTGAGCGTGACCGATGCCATGATTACACCCCGTAGGTGGGCTTCTGCGCGGTCTTGCTGAACTTCGCAGAGAAGTGCATTGCGTCGCTGGCTGCGAGGTCTTCGACTGCACCTGCATCATCGACCACGCGCACGCGCAGCTTCTTCGTGGAGGGCGTCCACGAAACGAACTGAGCGAACTGACCGTTGACGGTCGCGAGCTGCAACGTCAACTGGATGCTGAGCAGGTGGTCGAACTTCTCACTCACCGTGATGTCGTAGAGGCCCGTGCTGACGTAGGCCACGCTGAAGCCCATGCCGACGATGTTGGTTGCGTCGTTGGTGATCGCGGACGAGCCGTTCGCGAGGAAGTAGCCCTCGATGGTGACCGTATCGCGGTTCAGCCACTTCGCGTTCTGTGTATAGCTTCGTGGTGCCATTGTGTGTGCTCCTGAGGTTCTTCGAAAGAGGAAGAGGAGGCTGTCGTACAGACCAGCCCCCTCAGAAGGCACTAGCTCGGCAGCGTGATGACCATGTTGTGGCCAGGGGCGTAGCAGCCGACGTTGGCGTACGCCACCAGTCGACCTTCCACACCGTCAGCAGACGACTGGCGCAGGATGCTGTTGCCGTCGTTGTTGATGAGGTGAGGGGCCTTGTTCAGCGACGCCAGTACCCAGCTCTTCATCTCGAGCGCGTAGCCGTAGCCCGCAGGAACGTCGCGGTCGGCCATCAGCTTGCAGGTGCCTTTGCTGCCACGCAGGTTGATGGTCTCGAAGCCAATGTCTCCCACCTGCACGTAGGAGGTCTCGACCTTCGAGCCGAGCGAGGTGACAACCCCGCGCCAGTCGCTGTCATTCACGAACAGGTAGTCAGGGCGACCACCATCGCGACCCAGGCGGCTGAGGGCGCTGATGACCAGCTCCTCGTAGTTCAGCGCCGAAGCGTCGAACCGGAGGCCACCGAGGCGGGTGGGCGAGACGCTTCGGTTGAGTCCGAAGAACGAATCTCCGATCGTCGGTGCAGTGGTCGGAATCCAGGCACCGACGCCCTTCATTGCCAGCGACGTGCCGCCGTTCGCGGTGTCGCCCGAAATGCCGAGGAACCAGCCAGCAGCCATGTTCGAGATCGTGCCTGACATGGTGATCTTCCCGAGATCATAGTCGATTGATTCGATGACGCCCGTCGCGTTCGCGCCAACCGCACCTGTGCGGGTGGCAGTGGCCACGATGGTCTGCCCGATCTCGAAGTTGGTGACCGAGTTGATGTTGCTGAGCGTGATGGTCTGCGAGGAAAGCGAACCGACCACACCGATGATGCCGTCACCGGCACCCCAGGCTTCCATTGCCAGCGACTGCGCGATGTTGATCTGCGCGGCTTCACGTTCGAAGTCCAACGCCTTCACGAAGGCGCCGCGGTCATTCGCGGTCGCTTCGAGGGTTTCGTTGTCCATCGTGAAGAGCTGGTAGTTCTTCGCGCGGGTCAGCAGGAAGTTGCGGGTCTTGAAGCTGTCACCAGCCGCTGCCGACTGCGCGGTGGTGAAGGTGTGGTTTCGACCGTTCGTGTTGCCGATCTTCACCGGAATCTTCATGGCAGAGCCAGTGAAGTCCTCTTCCTTTCGGACGAGGGCGAGGAACGGGTGGTCGGTGTACGTCAGATCAGCGATGCGCTTGTCTGGGTACAACTGCTTCATGATGGGGTCGATGTCGGAGTTCGTGTAAACAGGGATCGTCATTTTGAGCACCTTGCAAGGTGCTCAGCGCACCCGCGTTATGAGTTTGAGTTCCAGGCTGCCAGAGCGGCTGCTCTGTAGTCTTCAGCGGTTCGAGGAACGATGACCTTCTTTGCAGGTGACACTGCTGTCATTGCATTGGTCAACGTCTTCGGCGCTCTCTCACTCGGCGCTGCAGGCGACTGCTCGGGTGCCTCTTCGGCATCGACCTTGGCACCAGGTTTCTTGGCTGTCAAGACCTTCTCCCACTTCGCCTTTTCCTTCTCGAGCTGCTGCTGCACGTACTCCAGCGCGAGGTCCATCGACTCCTCTTCGGTGTCTGCAGGCAACTCGCCGTGCTCGGCGTAATACTTGCGCAGGAACGACATGGCTTCGCCAGTCTTCTCCAGCTCGCTCACCATCGGGAACTTCTCTTTCGCGCGAGCCTCTGCATTCTTCAGTGCAGTCTCCTGGGCCGTCTTCCGGCGCTCGCCGTGGATGGACTCCTTCAGCGCCTTCAGTTCTGCCTTCAGCACCGCGAGCTCACTCTCAGGCTCCGGGCCGGTGAACTTGCCCTGCCCGTCGAACCCTGCGGCTGCGAGCAACGCCTGGGCGTCCCCTCTCGCGATGGCTTCCTCGAACTTGGCGAACTTCTGCGCCTTCGTGCTGATCTCCGCGCGCTGCGCCTTGACTGCCTCTTCTTCCTTACGGAGCTTGCTGCTCTTCTCCAGCAACTTCTCGAAGCTCTTCTCCATTGCGCTAGGCAGCTTCGGCTCTTCTGACTTCGCAGCCGAAGATGGCGCACCAGCGGTCGGTGCAGGTGCTGCGGCTTTCGTTTCGGCAGGTGCTGCTTTCTCCGCGTCTGCTGCTGCAATCGCTGCGGCCATCGCTTCCTCTGAGATCGGCATCTGTTGCGCTCACTTTACCCTACGAGAGGGGGTACTGCGGGTTGCGCGCCGTTTGCGGGTGGCGCGGTGGTGATGTTGATGTCACCAATGGTTGGGCCTGCAGGCGCAGCGGGCGCGGCAGGCATCTCAGGCGGAGGCGGGGGCTGCTGCGCTGCAGCAATCGCTGCAGCTGCGTTGTCGATGAGCTGACGCAGCATGTCGAGGCGGTCCTCCGGCATGTCGGGGATGTGGCGCACCAGCAGGTACGCCGCGGTCGCCTGCTTCGCGATGGCTTCGTAGCTCTGATACGGCTCGAGCGGCAGCAGGCGCGGCGTCTCGTCGTCGAGGATGGCGCTGATGGTTGCGTCTGCGTCTTCCTGCACCGCGTTCGCCAGGTCCATCTCGTTTTCGATGTCGGGCATGTCGAGCAGCACGGAAGCGCGCGCCTGCGTTATGTACCCGCCTGCTTTCAGCTCTTCGATGCGCTGCAGCTTCGCAGCAGGCGTGTTCGGCAGCGACGAGACAGGGAAACTCTGAATCGTGTACGCCGACTCATCGAGGTCGATGTCCTTCCAGTTGATGTCGATGGCGTTCGTCTTGTTCGGCAACCGCACGACGTAGTTTTTCGGGCAGAACTCGCGAATCATCGCCAGCGCGACGCGCACGTTGTCGAAGCAGACGTAGGACTCCCAGCGCTGGCCCAGCATCGCGAAGCGGTCGCTCTCAATCTCGTTGTACTCACGCATCGCGACCGCGGCATCAAGCCCCGCGGGCTTTTTGCTGCCTGCGCTGAGCTCGCTGACGCCGACTTCCTGGAAAGCGTGCCGGAAGCAGCTCTCGATGTGCGCGAACTCCTCAGGCGCGATGACATTTACCGCTGCTTCCTTCGGCGGTGAGTCTCCGGTGTACGGAACGTGCGCTGCCGTCTCGTTCGAGAGGTGCGCGGGGTTCACCGAGCCCTTGCGGAAGTAGATTCTGCCCTTCCCGCGGCGCCGAATCTGCGCCGAGAGGCTGGTCGTGCAGTTGTTCAGCTCTTTTTGGATGCCTGCGAGGCGTTCGGTGACTCCGCGACCCCAGAAACCTAGGATTCGATCGCTGTAGCGGAACGGAACGATGGGGAAGAACCCCAAACACCACTCTTCGTCGACCAAGCACACCGCTCCGACGGTGATTGCATGCCTTCCGTCCTTCGTTTTCTTGCTGGAAGGCAGATGCCAGGCCTCCCACACGTCGACCATGCGCGAATCGCGCCCGTGGTAGTTCTCTGCGCTGCCGACCGCCTCGATTTCGTCAGCGAGGTCGGGGTATTCTGCCTTCAGCACGTCCTTCGAGACGAGTTTTCGGTGGTACATGCACCGCGGCTCACCGTACTTGCCGTCCGCGTTGTCGACGTACACCTCGTCGATGAACACGCGCTCACAGTTCAGGCGCTTCGTGTTGGAATCCACGAACCACTTCAGCGCTCCGGTGCCGAAAATGAGCCCGTCTTTGCCGCTCTTCTGCGCCTTGCGGTAGAGGTCCACCTCGTAGAAGAGCCCGCGGCAGAACTTGTCGAGCTTGCGCGCCTTCTGACGCATCGCCCAGCCCCCGCTCGCGTTCGTCTGGAAGCTCGGGCGCGGGCGGTTCTTGAGCATCTTGCTCTCGAGCGTGTCGATGCAGGCCTGCACGACGTTGTACGAGAGCGCGCCCATCGCCGCGAGGCTGGCGTTCGCCGTCTCCCAGTCGTCTACCTCGAAGCCCGAGAGCTGCATGTTCTCGTAAAGCCGCGCGTACCGCACATTCAGCATGTGGCGACGCTCGGAGTCCCATTGCAGCTTGCGTCCCTGCGACAGGAGCTGCGCGCCGATCTCCTCTTTGCCTGCCGCATGCCAGAACAGGCCCTGGTACTCGTTCTTCGAGGCCTGCGCCTGAGGGCTTCCCTTCGCCACTGGTTTCGCGTCGCGGTAGTCCATTACGAGATGTCTCCTGCAGGTGAGCCGTAGAATTCAATCTGCTGCTGTTTCGTGAGCCCGTCCGCACCGACGCGGTTGTCGTTGTCTTTCGGCACCAACTCGGCAGGGGGTTCTTCGAGGACCGCTGGGCCGCTGTCGAAGAACTCAACCGTGTGCGAGCCGTCAGCGTTCACCTGAAGTGACTTCACGGTGCCGATCAGCTTGTACATCTCCAGTTGCTCGCGGGTCATAGGTCCTCGATGGCTCGTTCTTCGATGATGGTGTTTCGGGTGATAGCATCTCTTGCCTGCTGCTCCAACTCCTCTTCAATTTCTGAGTTGTACGCAGGCGTCCCCGGTCTCGCGCGCGGGCGCGCTTCCTCGTGCAGGTAGTGGTACGCGCGCCTCCAGGCGTAGAGCGCAGCGTCGGTGCAATGGTTGGAGCAGCGCGAATCTTCCTGCGGCGCTTCGCCCTCCGGCACGTCGGGGTCGCACATCAGCTCCGAGAGCTCGACCGCGAGCGCGCTCTGCGGAATGCAGAGAATGAAACTCGGTGTGCTGCGGAAGTCGTCATTCATCAACCGAACGTGCTCTGCCTTCTCCGACTTCTTCGCGGGCTCGAACTGGTAGTTGTACCGCATCATCGTCTCGTTGACGGTGAGCTTCCCGACGCCGCCGGTGTCCGCGACCATGTGCGTGAAGTTGAGCCCCTGCTTCTCCCAGGCTGCAATCTCCTTCATCACCCGGTCGACGCTCGCGCCGCTCTCCTTCCAGCTCGCCACTTCGTAGAGCGCAGGGAATTCGGGGTGCCAGCCCCAGGCAACGAGGGCCATGTCGTCGACTGCGCCGATGTCCCAGCCCAGCACATGCTGCCAGCCCGGCCCCCACGGTTGCACTTCGTCGGGGTTGTAGGTGTTCCGCACTTCGTCGAAGCGGTAGTAGAGCGCCTCGTCGTCGCGCACCCAGCGCCCCAGCCACTCGCGCACGTAGGTCGGGTGGTCGTCACTCCAGCGCTTCTTCTTCTTGAGCACCTGCAACTCTTCCCGTGCGTGCTGCATGTACGGGTTGTCGAGCACGCTCCAGTGGAAGCACTGCCATCCCGCACCCGTGCCGTCAGGTGCTCCGGTGCTCGTCCACTCCGAGCCCTTCTTCTCTTTGGTGATCTCGTACCAGTATCCGGCGCAGATGGGTCCAGGCGTGCCTTCGAGCACGACGGTCCCCAGGTTGTCGAGCAGGCAGGGCTCGATGACATCTTCGACCAAGCTCTTCAGCAACCGCCCGTGAATCTGCGCCTCGAGCACGACATCGAGCACGGTCTTGTCGCCGCGCTTCTTCTCGATGTCCTTCTCTTTGTCGGCACCGACGAGGCGGATGATGGCCCCGTTGCGGAAGGTGACGGTGAGGTCCGTCTCGTTCGTGCGCACCGGAATCTTGTGGCGCTTGCACACGTCCTGAATCGCACTCCACTGCAGTTCCTTCGCGCGCATGCGCGTCGGCCCCCAGATGCGGATGAGCCCTTTCGGGTTCTCGAGCGCCGTCGCGACGCTGTACCTAGGCCAGCACTCCGTCTTGCCTGCGCGGCGGGTGCAGAGCGTCGCCTTGTACCTGCTGCGGTGGTTGACGACGTTCTGCTGCTGCTTGAACAGCTCCGAGTAGATGCTGTGCTTCAGCACCTTCGCGCGCTCTTTCGCGCGCTCCCGGCGCTCGAACTCTTCCAGGAGCAGGCGTGCTTCGCTCATGCGCTACTTCTTCTTCTTGAGTGCCGCGGAGAACGGGTTGGCGACTTCGGGAAGCGGGTCCGGTGCGGTCA